AGCTAAAGAAAAAAAATCAAAGAAAGATGGCTAAAATAGGTGAGGACACAAATGTAACTTTAGATTTAAAAACTATTGGTATTATAATTACAGGCGCAGTAGCTATTGCAACAACGTATATTACTTTGTCTGCTAGTGTTACAAACAATACTGAAAGCATAGAATCTTTAGAGGGCAATACTGTCAATCCTATTGAGTTTCAATACAAAGATGAGTTAGTGAGAAGCACTATCAAACGTATTGAAGAAAAGCAAGAAACAATGAAACAAGACGTAAGTGAAATAAAAGAATCTCTAGAAAAAATAGATGAGAGATTATATGAAATACGAAAAAATTAAAAAAATATGTGCAACGGTATTTGCCCTTTTTGTAACGGTTGCGATTAATTCGCAAAACAAAGATGATATTACAGTAATCAATTATACTGCAAAGTTTGTTGAGGAAATATCATTAAGTCAGTACAAAGATTACAACCTACAAACCTACTTTATGAGTGAACATTCTAAAATGTTTGCTAAAGAAAAGGTAAAATATTTACCTACAATAATTCTATACAACAACGGAGAGGAAGTTTTAAAAATAGAAAGTGGTATAGATTTAAAGTTGCCTGAAAATTGGCAAGATACACTCTCTGAAGAAATCGAAATATTACTCCAAGATAAATTTTAACTATGAAAAAAATACTAACTATAATAATGTTATTGTTTGCAACTACATTGTTTTCACAAGTAATAGCAGAGCCAAGCAAGAAAGAAGATAAAATCGTAAAGAAATACAAGTTTAAAACATTCTTTAAGAATATATTTAAGTATTCAACTCCTTATGTAAGTTATTCAGAAAACAATAGTTTACAGGGCAGACAGACGTTTTATGTAACACAGGAAAGCGAACTAATAGAAACCACAGTAAGAAACCCTAATAACTTTGCATTTAACTTTGGTATTAGAAAGATTGCTAGATTTTCTTATGAAGATAGAGTTAATTGGTATGACGGAAACGAATCAAGAAGCGTAACTCAAAATTCTAACGTAGGTAACATAGATGGGCTAGAATATTTATTTAACATATCAAACGGTAGACAACAAAGCAGAGAATTTACCAATAAGCAATTCTTTGTAAGATACGTAGGCAAACACTATATACTAAAAGCAGAACACTTAAAAAACGATATTGTAGATATTCAATACAGCTCGTTAGATGCACGATTTAAACTTCCGATAGGTAAAAGACTTAATTTAAGTTTTGGTGCAATAGCACGAACAAATCCTGTTGCTTACGGACACAATCCAATACAATCCTATTTGGAAAACGAAAATTGGTGGACTTTGAGCTACGATTACGCTAATCACACAGACCAACTGTATCAAATGATAGACCCATTTACACAAGAATCTTTAGGATATGATTATTTGTGGTATGACCAAAATGGTCAATTAATAAGTTCATCAGATGAGGACTACAGACGATTACACTTTGGTAGAGTTGTAAACAGATACAATGACGAAGAACTTGCAAAAATAGGCGACTTTACTTATTTATCAGGTGTATTGGGTTTAGATTATTATTTCTACCGAAAGAATGTTTGGATTCACGCTTTCGCAAATGCTTTAAGTTACCACAAACTTTTAGAGGGAGATGAAAGATATTCTTATGATAATTTCATAGGAGACGATAAATGGGTAGATATACAAAGTGGAATTATCTTTGGTTTTAGAATCAATAAATGGTTTGGGTTATTTTCAGAATATAACTATCAATCATATTGGGGTAGAGAGATACAAGAAATTAAAACAGGTATAAACATCAAATTCTAATAAATGAGAATAAGCAAACATATTTCTTATAAAGAAGCAGTACACAGCGCAACAGCCAAGCGTAGAGGCATAGAGAACGTGCCTAATGACGAGCAATTAGATAATATGTATAAAGTAGCAGAATTTATTTTTGAGCCTTTAAGATTGTATGTAGGTGGTGCAATAAAAATAACTTCTTTTTTTAGAAGTCCAGAATTGAATACTGCTATCGGTGGTTCTACTAAATCACAACATTGTAAAGGACAAGCTATAGATATTGATGATGTATTTGGACACAAAACAAATTATGAAATGTTTACTTACATAAGAGAGAATTTAGATTTTGACCAACTTATATACGAGTTTGGAAGTAATGACAATCCTGATTGGGTACACGTTTCATATGTATCTAGCAGAGAAAATCGTAACAGAGTTTTACGAGCTATAAGAGAAAACGGAAAAACAAGATACGAATTATATTAATGGACTTTTCTATAATACTTCTATTACCAAACGGAGTTAATTTAGGTTTTAATTATTTTCCTGCTAACGAAGAATTTAATTTTGAGGAGCTAAATATATATTTTGTGTTTGTACAATTTAAATGGAGATTTTATTATGAGTAAAAAGAAATTCAAAGAAACTACTATTGGCAAACTTTTATTAGGTGCAGCAAGTGTAGTAAATCCTACATTAGGTAATGTGTTACAAGGTGTAACAAGTCCACAAGAAGCTATTGCAGAAATAACTAAATCAGATGCACCACAAGAAGATAAAATAAAACTTCAACAATTAATATACGACCAACAAAGTAAAGAGATACAAGCTATAACTTCAAGATGGGAAGCAGATAGTATGTCAGATTCTTGGTTAAGTAAAAACGTAAGACCTTTAGTTTTAGTTTGGTGTATATGTATATTTTCTTTAGCAGGTATATTAGATAGTATAGAAAGTGTACCTTTTCACATAAACGACACTTGGAATGATACTTTTGAAAAAGTTATGATGGCTGTGGTGTTAGCTTACTTTGGTGGAAGAACTACAGAAAAAGCTACAAGTCTCTTTAAAAAATAGGGGTATATATAATTCATATATATTATTTACAGGGTAAGTTGTTTAAGGGAAGTGTATATATTATATATATATAGGCGAAGTTATACTTTTTTTTTGTAATTTCAAACTATGCCTAGAAAAACCTCACGAAAAACTTTAGTAAAAAAATTAGATGCTGTATTTAGCGAATATATTAGACGTAAATATGCAGACAAAAATGGCATAGTAAAATGCTATACTTGTAATAAGAAAGCATATTGGAAAGGAGAGGGTATGCAAAATGGACACTTTATTTCAAGAAAGTCAAGAATATTGAGATGGAGAGAATCTAATTGCAGACCACAATGTTATTCTTGTAATGTTATGAGATATGGAGAATCGTATATTTTTGGTGTAAAGTTAAACGAAGAATATGGTTATAATATTGCAGAGGAATTGTTAATAGAAAGCAAAAAAATAATTAAACAATCTGACGAAGATTTAGTAAATTTAATAAATCATTATAAAGAAAAAATAAATTTGTTATAGTTTTTTTCCTTTGTTTTTAGAGGGGTTTATTTCGGTAAGCCTCTTTTTTTTATTAACAATAGTTTGTTTTCAAAATATTTTTTATAACTTTAAGAAAAATTAATATTATGGAAACACCAAAAGATGAGTTAATAGAATTGTATTTTCAAAGAGTACAAGCTATGACTGAAAAAATTAATCAATTACAAAATCAATTAAATTATTATGAAAGGAAAAATTAAATTTATTCAAGAAAAAGGAGAATGGTCTAACAGTTCAGGCACATTCAACAAATTCCAAGTTACTTTTGATGATGGTAAAAGCTATCAATTTTTAGGAAAATCTACTAAATTTAAAAAGAATATAGGAGACTTAATAGAATACGAAGTTACTAATGAACAATATGGAACAGCAAAGTTAGTTTATACTCAACCACTAGCAAGTGGTAGTAACAAAGACCAACTTATTATTAGACAATCAATGGTAAAAGCAGCTTGTGATTTTCACGCATCAAGACCACAAAGCGACATAGTAACAGTTATTAAAGATGCAGAAAAACTAATAGAATTTATAAACAAATAAAAATGAATAAAATGTCAATAAAAGGAAAAGTAAAAAAAATAACAGAAGTAGAAGAAAAAGGTAATTTTAGAGTAAGAAAGTTAGTATTAGAAACAATGGATAAATACCCACAAGTAGTAGCTCTTGATTTCACTCAAAACAATGTCGGACTTTTAGACGACCCTGTTTGTAAAATAGGAAACAATGTAGAAGTGTTTTACAACGTAAGAGGTAGAGAGTGGACTAATGCAAACAATCAAGTCCTCTACTTTACTAGCTTACAAGGATGGAGAGTTAGAGAGTATAAAGAGGAGGTCTCCACATACGACCAAGCACCAGACAGAGAAGATGATTTACCATTCTAATTAACTTTTAAAATATAGGGGGTTTCGTACCCCCTTTTTTTATGCTTATAAACTATTCAGAACATATAGACCGACTAAACAACTTCCGTAAAGGCAAAGTAAAGGAATCACTTACTATAGGAATCAAAGATTTTGACAAACATTTTAGGTTTGTGCATAGCAATTTGGTAATGTGGTTAGGATTTCCAAACATAGGAAAGACACACTTTGTTATTTATATTATGATGCTTTATGCAATAAAACATAAGTTAAAGTTTTTAATTTTTTCTAGCGAAAATGACCCTGTTAGTTTAATTCGTAAAATGATAGAAATGCGATTCGGTTTGCCTATAAATAAAATAGAAGAATCTGATTATCAAAAGGGAGTAGAGTTTGTAGATAAACATTTTAAGTTTGTTGATTGCTCAAAACAATATACTTATACAAGTTTGTTAGATTTAGCTACTAATATTAAAAATGCTTGGGAGTATGATTGTCTTATGATTGACCCTATAAATTCTTTAAAGAAAGAAATAAAGCAAGGTAGCAATTCGTTCGAGTATGGGTATGAGCAGCTTACAGAAATTCGTATCTTCTCAAAAAAATATAACATAGCTACTTGGGTATGCTTACACACTAATACTGAAGCATTAAGAAAAGTACATCCAAAAGGACACGATTTTGAAGGACAACCTGCTGTACCAAACTATGCTAGTGCAGAAAATGGTCAGATGAACGCATCAAGGTCTTGTGATTTTGTAACGTTACATAGATACATATACGATAAAAGAGATTGGATGTATACAAGAATGTATGTCAGTAAGGTAAAAAACCAAGAATTAAATTATCGTCCAAATTCAATAAACGAGCCTATAATGTGGAGAAGTATAAAGAATAATGTAGGTTTTGAAATATCAGGTAAGAACCCTATTAAATATCCAACTAAAAAACAATTAAAGATTGACAACTCTTGAGAAATTAGCTAGTAAACACCATATATGGGTTAGAACAGTCAAGAGCTTTGGTTGTAAGGGTTATCTCTGCGAAGATGTAGTACAAGAGGCTTACTTAAAAATCAACAATCTAATCAATAGTAAAGGTCTCGATATAAGTTATGAGGACGATATAAATTATTTCTATATGTATCGTACTTTAAAAAGTTTGTTTCTTGACTTATGTCGTAAAGAATCTAAAATACAAAAAGTAAATGTTGAATATTTAGAAAAGTTTGTACAAGAGGAGGATAAAAAAGAATACAAAGATATAGAGGGTAAGATGCGAAAACTAAACACTTTACTAGACAAAATGTATTGGTATGATGCCAAAGTATTTAACCTCATCTCTGATGGTATGAGTATAGCAGAATTATCAAAGCAAACAAACATAAGTTATTACTCGTTATACAATACATATAAGAATGTTAAAAATATAATAAAAGACAATATAGAATGGGACTAGGAACACTATTAGAAAAAATCATAAACGTAGTTACATTAGGTTATGGTAAACGTATGGCTACTTGGGTAGCAAAAAAATTAGGAAAAGATGATTGTGGGTGTAACGACAGAAAAAACAAATTAGACAAAAAAGTAAAGCTATGGTAGAAGAAGATTTAGAAAGATGGTTAGAATTGACAAACCGACCAAAGCAACACGAATTAAATAAAGAACAAATACAGTTAGTTGCAGAACTACACGCTAAATACTATAAGCACAAATACGAAGAACCTTGCTCCTGCAACGGAAGCATCTATAGAAGATGGATAAAAGACCTTAATAAACTTGTATGAAATCATTAATAAAGAATAGAAATAGAGTAAAACAAGTAATTGATTTTACAGGTGTACAAAACAAAAATATGCACCCATCAGACATAGATGCAGTTTTAGAGTTTAATAATGAAGCTCTTATACTTATGGAAGTTAAATATAAGTTTCACAAAATACCAATAGGTCAGAAACTTCTCCTACAAAGAATTGCAGATAGATGGGGAGAAAAAGCTATAGTTCTAAAAATAGAACATTCTTTCAACAACGACAAACTAAACATACCACTAGACAAATGCGAAGTAACACAAATCTACTACAAAAATAAATGGACTGTAATTGACAGAACAAATGTTGTAGATTATTTAAACAAGTTAGGGCATAAGTGGGATATAGAAAAGTGTAGGTTTTAAAAAAAAACTAATTAACATTTGTTTATATAATATTTTTTTGTATATTAGCAGTAAATAAAACTAATAATTATGAAAAAAGTATTAATAGATAGATTAGAAATCCTAGATGATTTAGTTGTAACAGGCACTTTTAAATGGAGGTCAGAGATTGACCCTAATTGGAAGCCAATGGTATGGAATGAAACCTTTGAATGTTGGACTAAGAATTACTGTGGATAAAAAAATAAATAATCTTAAAGACCTAGAGATTTGGTCTGACCTCAATTTTCTTTCTTCTATAATTAAAAGTAGAATAGATAAAAGAAAAACAAAGAATTTAGAGAAGATGTCTGAATCTATTGTGAGGGTTATTTATTACTTTCAAGAATACTCAAACAACATACGTCTACATAAAAAAGCTCTTGGAGAATACAGAGTTGCTAAAAACAGAGCAATAGAAAGAGCAAGAAAAGCAGAGAAACAAAACGAAGAACTTAAACTTAAAATAAAACAATATGCCAATTTATAACGAAATATTTGACAGCTATAGAGAAGAAGTAAATAAAATTCATAAAGCTATGAGATTACTTGTTAAGCACCGATATAAAATAATTGATTTAGAAAATCAGCTAATACATAGTGGTAACATTGACAAAGCAAGAACAAGAGCAATACAAGGACAAGAAGCTCAAAGAGCAAGATACGATAGAGTACCAAAACACTCAAGAGTATATTTAAGCACCAATAAAGAAACTAAAGAATAATTATGATACAATTATTAAACGGAGAAACCTTTAGAGAGGATGAGATACTAGAACTTATGAAAGATGATGAGTTCTATTATGGGTATCTAGGCAAAGCTGCATTAAGCTCCTCATCTATCAAACTACTCTTAGACAGTCCCAAGAAATACAAATACGTTACACAATACGGCTCACAAGAATCAAGTGCTTTAGATGCAGGATGGTTATTTCATACGGCAATCTTAGAGCCAGATGTATTTGAAAAACAAATATATGTAGATGTACAATCTAAAAACTCTAAGGCTTATAAGTTAGCTAAAGAAGAACACGGAAAGGTGTTTACTATAAAACAAAAAAGAGATGCTGAAAGATTAGCTGATGCCTTTCTAAGAAACGAACACGCATTACAACTAATAACAAATTGTGAGTTTGAAGTACCTGCAATAAAAATGATACACGGTTACCCTTTTAGAGGTAAGGCAGATGTATTAGGAAAAGGAATTGTAGATTTAAAAACTTGTAGTGATATTAAAGGTTTTAAGTATCAAAGTTATAAGTATGGATATGATGTGCAAGTGTATTTATATTGTGAATTGTTTAACAAACCTTACGAAGAATTTAAGTTTATAGCCATAGACAAAGGAAGTTTAGACATTGGCATCTATGATTGTAGTGAGGAGTTTTACAATTCAGGAAAAGAGAAAGTTACGAGAGCAATACAGACATTTGAAACATTTTTTATTAACGGAGCAGACATAGATAGTTACTGCATAAAAGGCACTTTATAATTATGGGAACATTAAGACAATATTATTTTGAAAAAGTAAAATCATCTCCTCATTTATGGAAAAATAAAACAGGAATAGAAAGAGGTATAAACCTTTTTAGGGAAAATGTAATAAATGAATTTATAAAACTTAATGATATGAATCTATTAGAATCATTTGATTTATTTACACGAGAAACAGGTTTTTGGGGAGTGTACACTAAAGAAGATTTTGCATTTAACTTTTTACATTATTACGATTTTATAGGAGAATGTAATTATTTTGATGCACATCCTAAAGAATTAGATAATTGTTACAAAAACACTATTAGAGATTTATGGGCTGATGGTTGTTATAATTTAAGTTTTGTAAAAGAATTATTAAAAGAATATAATAGATGTGATACCCTTCACATAGATGGCGTTATAGATAACATTTTACACGCTCAAGAAGATTTTATAGATTTTTTACCAAGCGCAAAAGCTCTTAAGCATTATGATATAAATGAAATGAATTTAGTATGTGAAAAAAATACTTTAGAATATTTAAAAGAACACGATGAATATGAAAGAAGCAAATAAAATATCAAAACATATTATAGATATATCTGGGATAGATGTATTTAAGAACACAAGAAAAAGAGAATATATAGAGATGAGGTCTTTACTTACATTTATTTTAAGACATCATTGTAATATGAGGTTTACAGAGATTAGAGATTTCTATGAATCTAAAGGAAAGAATTATGACCACGCAACAGCTCTACATAGTTTGAAATCTTTTGAGACACACAGAAGATATAACACAAAGCTAGACAATTATTTTAATATAGTTCTTCTAAGAGTAAGAAACAAATCAAAACTAAGAAAAGCATTAATAAATCACATAGTAGACCACACTAAAGAAAAAGATTTAAAAAGATTACTAAAAATAGTAGACAAATTAAAAGATGGAAAAGAACAAAGAAAAGAGAAAACAGATACCCTTGTATAGTGGACTAATAAAATACTTTCCTGATGCACTATGCGAAGTAGCAAGAGTAAGCTACATAGGAAGCAAACAACATCATCCTGACGAGGAGATACATTGGGATAGAGAAAAGAGCAAAGACGATTTAGATGCACTTATGCGACACCTAATGGAAAATGGTATGCACGATATTGACGGAGTAAGACACTCAGCAAAAATAGCTTGGAGAGCATTAGCACACTTACAAAAAGAAATAGAGGGAGATAAGTACCATCCAACAGACCACATAATATCAGGTACAGAATGAAACAAAAGAAATACACTACAATACAAAGAATAAAAAGATTAGAGAATATAGTAAGCCAAATCTATATGAGTGTTGAGGTAATTAAAAAACAGCTTGACAAAAATGAAAGGAAGTAAATCTTACATATACTCAACACAAAACAGCCTTTGGGGTGAAAGTGAATGTAAAGGTTTTGGAACTAAAGATTTTTATGTAAAAGAAGTTGATAGAAAAATAGCAAACAAAATGATTGTTGAAAATCATTATAGCAAAAAATACTTTAACAATAGTTATATTCATTTAGGTATATTCAATGCTAAAAATTTAATTGGTGTTTTACAATATGGGCATTTGTTAAATAACCATTCAATAAAAAATATTGTGAATGGAGCAAAAAAAGGAGATGCTATTGAATTAAATAGAATGTGGATTGCTGATAATGTAGGAGAACACCCTGAAAGTAGAGCAATAAGCTATTCAATAAAATACATAAAAAAGAAATACCCAAAAATTAAATGGGTACAAAGTTTTGCTGATGAAAGATGTGGTGGCTTTGGGATAGTATATCAGGCTTGTTCGTTTAACTACTATGGAGAGCATTTATCTATCTTTTATACTGATGGTGATAATTTTTATCACAATATACAGGTTACTGCAAGTAGAGATAAGGCAGGAATACAAGTACAAGATAAAGATTCTTTAGAGCAAGTAAAATTAAGACAATTTAGATATATTAAATTTTTAGACAAAAGGCAAAAGAAAAAATGTTTACTAAAAGAACAACCTTACCCAAAACACTACAAACATCTTGACAAAAAAGAAGAAGATTAGCGTTATATAAATAATTAATTAATTAATTTAAATTAATCTTTTATGGACGGTAGAAAGAATAACGGAGGACATTCAACTAAAGGCTTTGCAGGTAGAAAACCAAAGACAGAAGAAGTTAAACTAATAGAGAAACTTACACCACTTGAGCCATTAGCATTTGAAGCTCTTAAAAAGGGTTTAGAAAAGGGCGACTTTAAATATGTACAACTATACTACAATTATGTAGCAGGTAAACCAAAAGAAACAAAGGACATACACATAAACGAAGATGTACCTTTATTTATTGATTAATGCAGCTTACCAAAACTTTAGCACTTAACAAACTACGAGAACTAGACAAAAGAGTTCGTATAATTAGAGGAGGTTCTTCAGCAGGTAAAACAATCGGCATTATAGCAATCCTTATCGACTATGCAATAAGACACAAAGGAAAGGAAATTAGCATAGTAGCAGAATCAATACCACACTTGCGTAGAGGCGCTTTAAAGGACTTTCTTAATATACTTAAAGGTCTGAATAGGTATGATGATAGAAAGTTTAACAAAAGTACCTTAAAATACGAATTCAGTAATGGTAGTTATATAGAGTTCTTTAGTACAGACCAACCAGACAAATTAAGAGGTGCAAGAAGAACAGACTTATTTATAAACGAGTGCAACAATGTAGGCTTTGATTCCTACCAACAATTAGCAGTTAGAACATCAGGCAATATATGGCTTGACTTCAACCCTGCTAACTTATTTTGGGTAGATAAAGAATTAATAGGTCAGCAAGATACGGACTTTATAACACTAACCTACAAAGACAATAACAGCCTACCACAAACAATAGTAAAAGAAATAGAGAAAGCAAAGACAAAGGCAAAGACCTCAACCTATTGGGCGAATTGGTGGAAAGTGTACGGACTTGGACAAATTGGTAGTTTAGAGGGTGTATGTATTCCTGATTGGAAACCTATAGACCAAATACCTAATGAAGCTAGATTATTATGTGCAGGTCTTGACTTTGGTTATTCAGTAGACCCCTCAACTATCATAAGACTTTATAAATGGAATGATGCTTATATCTTTGATGAGGTATTATATCGTAAAGGAATGTTAAACAGAGATTTAAGCTACTTCATAAAACAAAACGACATACTAGAACACATATACGCAGATAGTGCAGAACCTAAATCAATACAAGAATTAAGAAACTACGGACACAAAGTATTTCCTGTAACAAAGGGTAGAGATTCAATAGTCTATGGTATCAACTTAATCAACCAAAACGAAATATACATAACAAGCAATTCTAAAAACCTAATAAGAGAATTACAGGGTTATGTATGGGATAAAGACAAAGAGGGTAATAATCTACAAAAACCTACAGGTACACACCCTGATTGTATTGATGCAGCTCGATACGCTTTAATGATGCAATTAGCAAACCCTAATAGAGGTAAGTACACAATAAGTTAGTTTCTAAAACTTTTTATTTCTGCGTTATACTAATATGAAATTAGAAGTTTATATCCCAGACACATTAAGTGAAATTACTCTAGGACAATATCAAAAGTATTTAAAGATACAATCTCTAAATGAAGATGAGAACTTTTTAGCTATGAAAATGATAGAGATTTTTTGTGGTTTAAGAGGAGACACAATATTAGCTATGAAAGCTAAAAGCATTAGAGATATAACTACAGTACTAACAAAGATGTTTGAAGAAAAACCTCAACTTGTAAAGGAGTTTGATATGGGTGGAGAGAGTTATGGTTTTATACCTAATTTACAAGATATGTCCTTTGGAGAGTATATTGACCTTGACACTTTTATAGGCGATATGGAAAATATACATAAAGCTATGGCAGTTCTATATAGACCAATTAAAGTAAAAGACAAAGACAGGTATCTTATAGAAGATTACAAAGGAGAAGAAACCAATATAATGAAAGATATGCCTATGGACGCTGTATTAAGTTCTATACTTTTTTTTTACAATTTAGGGATGGACTTATCGAAAGCTATGCTGAACTCTTTGGAGGAGGAGGAAATCAACATAGTGCAACAGCAAATTTCGGAAGAAAATATGGATGGTTTCAGTCGCTTTGGGGATTATGTCAAGGGGATATTAGACGATTTGAAGATATCACTAAACTAAACATACACACCTGTCTTTATGCTTTGACATTTATGAAAGAAAAGGCAGATTTAGAATCAAGAAGTATAAAAAACAAATTTAACAGATGAGCAATCAAGGAGTAAGAGGCTATTACCAAATTACAGATACTATTAAGACAAATCTGTTAGCAGATGAAAATGTCAATACTGTAACAACAGGCGATATAACAGAAATAGACCTAGCTAAACAAACGATATTTCCTTTAGCTCATATTATAGTAAACTCTGTAACAATACAAGAGGCAGTCCTCAACTTTAACATTAGTGTTATGTGTATGGATATAGTTGATGTAAGCAAAGACGAAACAACAGACATATTCGTAGGCAACAATAATGAGCAAGACATCCTCAACACACAATTAGCAGTAGCCAACAAATTAGTAGGCTTATTAAGCAAAGGTACTTTATACCAAAACGAATATCAACTAGATGGAGATGCTTCTTGTGAGTTTTTTTATGAAAGGTTTGAAAATCAACTAGCAGGTGTAGCTTGTACATTTAATGTATTAATCGCAAATGATATAAACGTATGCAGTTAAAAGAAACCAGAGAAGCCTTAAATAAGTTTGCAAAGTTTGTAATACAACAAGCTAGGACACGACTTACAAAAGGAGTTAAAAAGGGAAGTAAAAGATTTTCTAAAAACGATACAAGAAAACTATACAACAGTTTAGAGTATTTACCTTTTATAGATGGAGATAAGATAGGGGTAAAGTTTTATATGGAAGATTATGGTAAGTTCCAAGACAAAGGTGTTAAAGGTACAAAGTCCAATTATGTAGAAAATAAAAACTCTCCTTTTTCTTATAGGTCTAGTATGCCAAACCCTGCAATATTTGAGGGTTACATAAAAAGAAAGGGTATTAAGGGTAGAGATAAAAAAACAGGAAGATTCATAACAAACAAAACTTTACAATTTTTAATTGCAAGGAGTATATTTCAAAAGGGTATAAAAGCAAGTATGTTTTTTACGAAACCTTTTAATCAAGCATATGAGAAATTACCTCTTGAACTACAAGAGAATTTTGTTAAAGACATAGAAAAAATAATATTCACTAATGGCTAATATACTATTTAGAAGTCCGTACTTCGTAACAATTACTACAGCAGGTCATCTGTCTGCACAACTAGCATTAACGATAGATGGTACTTTACGCTATACAATACTTAAAAACGCTATAAGCAACAGAACAGTATTTGAAATAGCTACTTTAGTTAGGGATTATTTTGAAGAAAATTTTGTTGGCACTACAATAATAGCAGACACACTTGCAATATCTTATGTTGTAACAACTTATACAGCAGTAGATGGTGGAGGTACAGCTACAGCACAATCTGCAGTAACTCACACAGGTTTCAACGGATATGGTAAGTTCGGACAAGGTGTAAATTACGAATTACCTACAAGTCAAGACCCAACCTATGTTGGAGATTGCGAATTAACTAGAGTGCCTGTAGGAGATGGTATAATTTATTTACCTGATAACACAGCAGGAAAATTAATAGGATGGACTGATGACACAACGCCTGTTTTGGCAGTATTTAGTATTGGAACAACAGACACTTCTGTAGATACTCCTATGAGAACATATAATGTTGAAAGGGTGTGTAACCCAAAATACACAAGTATTAAATCTGTTTACTTAAATAGATATGGTATGTGGCAGGAGTTTTATTTCTTCCTTAAAAGCGTAGAATCATTTACCACTAAAGAAGAAAAGTTTAAAAGAAATTTATTTAGGGAAGCAACATCTAATTATTCTATATATAGACATCAAACAAAAGTTTTTGATAAAAACGCAAGAACTAAACTTACATTAAACACACACTACATAGACGAGTGTTATAATGAGGTTATACAAGACATAATGTTAAGCGAATTTGTTTATATCTATTTTGATAGTGCTTGGAGAACTGTAAATATATCTACTAGCTCACTAACATTTAAAACGTCTGTGAATGATAGATTAATTCAATATGCGATTGAGGTCGAATATGCTAACGAGGTTATCAATACAATAGTGTAATGAAGCGTGAAGTACAATTATACATATCAAATAATAGGGTTGATTTATTCAAAGACGAAACAATAAGCCTGACAGATTCTATAAAGAATGTAAGAGATATTGCAAAAGTATTTACAACATTCACAAAATCATTTACATTACCTGCTTCAAAAACTAACAACAAACTATTTCAACACTACTACAATTTTGATATTATAAATGGTTATGATGGTAGAATAAAAAGAGATGCAAGAATAGAGATTAATCAAGCACCATTTAAGACAGGCAAAATAAAGCTAGAGGGAGTAGAACTAAAAAGCGAACTACCACACACATATAGAGTTACATTTTTTGGTAACACAGTAGATTTAAAAGATATATTTAAAGAAGATAAACTAAAGGACTTAAGTTTTGTTGAGGTTAAAAAATCAGGAACAACAAACTCATCAGGTGCAGCAACAAATAAATTAAAAGATAGTTCAGGTGGTTTTTTAGATAGTATAACAGGTGTGTCAGCAGGAGACAGAGTTTATAATACAACAGACAACTCTTACGCAACAATAACTACAATCAATAGTGCTACTGAACTAACTCTTGATGCTGATATAATGGGTAATTCAGAAGATTATCAAATCTTATTAAGTCCGTTTTGGAACTCTACTGCTGTACTTGCAAAGTTACCTCTACAATCTTCTTCAATAAAAAACAGTTTAATTACTCCTTTAATAACAGCAGGTAGGCGACCTGTTTATGATGACAGTACAGCACAAAGCGATACAATAGTAAATCTTAAATATGATGCAGGTACTAACAGAGGTTTAGAATATACTGACTTAAAATTCGCATTAAGAGTACACGAAGTAATCAAAGCAATAGAGAACACTTACACAACTCCTAGCTACCCAACTGCTATAGATTTCACTACAGATTTTTTTAGTACGTCTAATGCTAATTATCATAATTTGTTTTTATGGTTATCAAGAAAATCAGGCGAAGTTGCTACAACAACAGGCGCAAATTCGTTTTCGTTTTTTGTTTCAAGTTTTACAGGTGGTGAACCAGAAATAGGTATTGAAGATGAATCAGGTTTTAGGGCATTAGACACAGGAATAGATTTATCAGGTAGTATAACTTCTTTACAAATAGATATAACCCCTAATGGCTCAAACTCAAATAATTTTACTGTAACATTGATTAGAAATGGTTCAGACGAACTAACTGTTTCTAGTAGTACACCAACCTCAACAGTAACATTGAACCCTACAGCACAAACAGGTATGTACAGGGTTAGGATAAGTGCAGATGGTGTTGTTCAAATCACAAATGTAGTTTTTACTGTTAGTGGTAGTTTTAATTACGAAGATGCTTACGGAAGTTTTTTAACAGAAAGTTACACAGGCACAACAGCTTCTACAGGCGCATTTCAAACTCCTGCTATTTCTACTTTTGACGTAGCAGACCAAATGCCTGATATAAAGGTTATTGACTTTGTTTCAGGTTTGTTTAAGATGTTTAATCTAGTGGCGTTTGTTAATAGTTCTGGAAAAATAGAAGTAAGAACATTAGACAATTCTGATACTGCATCTTTTTATCACACAAACAATTCAACTGAATATGATATAACCGACTATGTAGATATAGAAACTAAACAAGTTGATGTAGCTCTACCATATAAAGAAATTGAATTTAAATATCAAGGTTTAGAAACATTTTTAGCCGATAATCATAATCAGTTGTTTAACGAGGAGTGGGGTTCTTTAAATTATAACGAAGATACAAACTCTTACAGATTATCAGGTAGCACTTATAAAATAGAATTACCCTTTGCACATTTTAAATATGAAAGGTTTCCAACTACAGCTATTCAAGTAGGTTGGAGTGCTAACAAAGACCAAAACGCATTTTTATCTAAACCACTATTGTTTTATCCGTTAAGACAAGTATCAACAACGGCTGTTTCTTTTAAAGGTGCATCAACTCCTACAGAAGAGACAACATACAACATACCCTCTAACAGCAGGTATTTAAGCACATCATCAGGCGAGGATAATATCAATTTCGGTGCTATGATAAATGAATATCAGGCAGTAAGTTTTAGTGGAACATTATTTGAAAACTATTATAAGAATTATATCACAAATATTTTCAACACAAAAAATAGATTAACCAAAATAAAAGCAATATTACCATTAAGTATATTATTGAATTATGAGCTTAACGATATATTCATAATAAAAGGTTTTAAATATAGAATAAACAACATAACAACAAACCTTACAACAGGCGAAGCAAAAATAGAATTATTAAACGTATTATGATAAAAAACATATTAGAAATGCTTACCTATGTTGAGGGTGGCACAGAACTTATAGACATAGCAAAGGGTAAATACAAATACCCAGAAAGCATAAAAGAAGTGTATAACAACTTTAAAAAAGACGTATGGCAACAGTAGTAGAAGCAGAATTAAAATTAATGTCAGGAAAGGCTGTAAAAGAAATAGAAGCTTTAAAAAAAGAACTAGAAGAAGTTAAAGATTCGTTTCAAAAGTTACAAGAAGATTCTAAAAAAACAGAAAAAGGGCTTAATAAATTTGGTAAAGTATTAGGCAATATAGGAAAAGCAGGGGGTATTATATTTTTATTAGAAAAAGCATTTCAGGGTTTAAAAGCAGCAATAAATAGTAATCAACAAGTTGCTGATGCTTTCGCAGTAGTATTCGGTACAATAGGGCAAGTATTTACAGAGGTTTCTAATGTTTTAGTAAGTGTGGTTACAAACTTAACATCTACTACAGAAAACTTTGATGCTTTAGGCAGGGTGGTTAGTAATGTTTTTAAAATAGCTTTAGCACCATTTAAATTACTTATTGATGGTTTGGCATTAGCTTTTTATTCAGCACAGTTAGCTTGGGAACAATCTTTTTTTGGTAGTGGAGATACAGAAAAAATTGCAGCATTAAATGAAAAAATAGGCGAAACAAAACAAAGCCTTGTTGATACAGCCGTAGGAGTTGCAGAAGCAGGTTCAGCAATCGTTAATGATTTTAGTGAAGCAGTTAGTGAAGTTGGAAACATAGGTTCACAAGTAGTAGAGGGTTTAAGTAATATTAGTGTAAAAGCAATAGCAGAAAATGTTGCAGCAAACGAACAACTTAAAAAAGCAGCAGCTGAAGCAAGAATAGTTAATCAAGGTCTTATTGAACAATACGATAGACAAGCAGAACAACAAAGACAAATTAGAGATAATGATTTAAAAAGTATTGATGATAGAATAGCTGCTAATGATAATTTAAAAGCTACACTTGAAGAACAAGAAAAAGCTATGTTAGCAAATGCTGACTTGATGATACAACAAGCCGAGTTACAATTTAAGTTATCAGGTCTAGAAGAAGATAGGTTAGCACTACTTGAAGCTAGAAACGAGAAGAAAGCAATAGAAGCACAAATAGAGGGCTTTATGTCAGAGCAAGAATCTAACAGAGTTGCATTATTAAAAGAAAAAATGGAATTAGAGTTATCTAATGATGAAGCAACTGCATTAAGACAATCAGAGCAACGAAACTTCAATGCAGAAATGGAACAAAACGAAGTTAGACGACTTGAAAAGATGAAAGAAAACCTTGAAATAGAAAGCGAGATTGAAGAAAAAAGGCTTACAATGAAAAGAGATTCTTATGCAGAGGGTACACAAGCATATATTGACGCAAACAATGAATTATTAGATTACCAACAAGCTAATGCAAACCAACAAGAAAAAATAGAAAAAGATTTAGGTGTTGCTAAAGAGGGACAACTTAAACAAACTTTAGGTAATATAGCTACAATAGTTGGCAAAAATTCAAAGTTTGGAAAAGCCATAGCAATAGTACAAGCATTACAAGACACTTATGCAGGTGCTAATAAAGCACTAGCACAAGGGGGTATGTTTGGTTTTGTTGGTGCAGCAGCAGTAATTGCAGCAGGTATTGCTAACATAAAACAAATTGCAGCGTCAAAACCTCCTCCTGCGCCAAATGGAGGTAGTTCTGGTGGTGGTATTTCTGTACCTGCTACATCAACACCATCTGCACCTGCATTTAACGTAGTTGGTGCAAGTGAAACAAATCAACTTGCTGAAGCATTAGGAGAACAAGCTCAACAACCTGTACAAGCGTTTGTAGTTTCTAATGATGTAAGTACTGCACAAGAGTTAGACAGAAATATTATTCAAGGAGCAAGTATAGGATAAACAAAAAATTAATTTAATACGTTATAATAATATGAGAATCGTAGAACTTATTTTGGGAGATGATGAACTAACAGGAATCGAAGCTATTTCAGTAGTTGAAAACCCTGCAATAGAAGAAGATTTTATAGCACTTAAAAGCGAGGAAATTAAACTTGCAGAGGTAGATAAGGAAAAGCGTATCTTAATGGGTGCTTTACTTATTCCTAATAAACCTATCTACAGAAAAAAAGGAGAAGAAGAATATTACATATATTTCTCAAAAGATACAGTAGAAAAAGCATCACAGCTTTATTTAATGAACGGTAATCAATCTAAAGCCACATTAGAACACCAACACACAATTAACGGACTAACATTAGTAGAATCTTGGTTAGTAGAAGATGAGGTACACGATAAATCTCGTAAATATGGTTTGAATGTGCCTGTAGGTACTTGGATGGGTGCTGTTAAGGTAAACAACGAAGAAATATGGAACAACTTTGTTAAAACAGGTAAAGTTAAAGGTTTTTCGATAGAGGGTTACTTTGCAGATAAAATGGAAAGACCAAAAGAGCCTGTAAACGACTTTGCAGACATAGAAGAAGCAGAAGCAAGTGAAATGCTGTCTGTAATAAGGTCTATAATAAAAGAGGACAAGCGTTTAAAGGGTGGTAAAAGACGAGAACTAGAATCATATAGCGATTACCCTGATGCGTTAAAAAACAACGCTAAAAGAGGTATAGAATTAAACGGAAAAGTAAACAACAAATGCGCTACACAAGTAGGCAAGATACGAGCAAGTCAATTAGCACAAGGTAAACCAATTTCTAAAGAAACAATTAAGAGAATGTACTCTTATTTAAGCAGAGCGCAAGAATACTACGATGAGGGAGATACAAAAGCTTGTGGTACTATCTCCTACCTTTTATGGGGTGGTAAAGCAGGGTTAAGATGGTCAGAATCTAAACTAAAAGAATTAGGAGAGATAGAATTAGCTTCTATGATTGTAAGTAATGATTTAGCTATTATAGATGATAGACTAGCATACGCAACAAAAGAGTTAGCAATACAAGCAGCAAAAGATATAGGTTGTGATAAATACCACGAACACGAGTTTGAGGGTAAAACTTGGTATATGCCTTGTGAACAACACAAACTAGAAAAACCTTGTCAAGCAGGTTACAGACAATACGGAATGAAAATCAAAAATGGTAGAAAAGTACCTAATTGCATTCCTATTAAGTAATGGCTCGTAAGGTTGTTAGAACATATATAAAACCAAAACGTAAATCACACCCTCATAGCAAAAATGCGAGTGTAGGACAAACAGGATATAAAAAAAAATATAAAGGTCAAGGAAGATGAGTAAAAAAAGAATAAGTAAAATGCTATTTAGCAAAGAAAGAGTAGAGTTAGGTTTAATCGACGAGGTTAAAAAAGTTTCTTCTGATATAGAATCTGAATGGAAAGATGCATTAAGTATTGCTGTAGATGGTGCAAAAGCATTGAGAGGTAAAGTTGATGCAGCAGCAAAACCATTAAATCAGAAAATAATTGCTCTAAAAGATGGCATTGATAAAGCAGAACAAGCATTAAAAGAATTAGGTATTGGCAAAAACTCAGATATCGAAAAAGCAAAAAAAGAATTAAAAATTGCTTCAGGACAAGTAGCAGTTTTAGGTACAATAGCAAGAAAACTAACAGATATCTATTAATGAAAAAATTTGAAACACCAAGTAAGACAAGTCCAAGAGGTGGGCGTAGAGGTTGTTTATGTAAAGATGAAACCTATTCAGTCAAGTGCTGTAAGGGTAATATAATAAATCAAGGAATCGGTAAAATATAAGTTATGAGAAAAAAAGCGATGAACTATGTAGCGCAAGTTACAAAACAAGAATTATCAACAGAAAAAGTACAATTAAATGTTGTTGATAAATCACAAGATGTGATAGATGAAATAGAAAGAGCTATAGATGAAGCTACACAAGACATTAAAAAAATAGACAGTCAGGTTGTTAAAGTACGTGCTGAAATAATAGAATTAGAAAAAATTGCAAAAGAAGCAAAAGACTTTGCAGATGAATTAAAAGGTTTTAAAAGTGAGACCGATGATATGCGACAAAAAATTAAAGAAGCTGCAAGTGCATTAGGAGTAAAACCTGACAATGTAGACAATTATGGCTATCTTAATGAAGTGCAAAAATTTGCAAAAGATAAAGGTAAAGAGCTAATGGAATCTTACAAAAATGCAAATCAATATTTAAGACTATTATAAAAATGCAAATATAAATTTAAATACGTTATAGTAATATGAAATCAACAGAAATCTTAAACAAAATCAAAACTTTTTTAGGAGATGAAAAAATTGAGCAAGTTGAAGAAACTCAATTAGAAGAAACTTCTGAAGAAGTCAAAGTAGAGTTAGCACAAGCTAAACTTGAAAACGGAACAGTTTTAGAAGCAGAAGCTTTTGAAGCAGGAAACGAAATCTTTATTATATCTGATGACGAAAAAGTAGCAGTACCAACAGGGGAATACCTAATGGAAGATGGTAGAATGCTAGTTGTTTCAGAGGAGGGTATTATAGGCGAAATTAAAGAAGCAGGAGAAGCAGAAGAACCTACTGTAGAGGAGGAAGATGCTATTGATGCTTCTGAAGAATTAGCTGAAGAAGAAGAAATGTACGTTTCCAAAGAGGAATTTGAATCTGCCGTTGAGGAAATCAAAGGTATGATTAAAGAGCTAAAGGATGAAAAAGAAGAAATGGCACAAGTAGAGGAGCAAGTTAAGCAAGAGTTAAGCGAAACTCCTGCTGTAGAACCAATCTCTCACAACCCTGAAGCTAAAGAACAATTTAAAGTAAGATTCGGAAATAACAGAAAAGAAACTGCTTTAGATAGAGTAATGAAAAAATTAACCAATAATTAAAATTAAGTAAAATGCCAAATCCAACAATTACAGCAAGTAGTTATGCAGGAGAATTTGCAGGTAAATATATCGCTGCGAGTTTATTAACAGCTAAAACATTAGATGATGCTGCAATAACTATTATGCCAAACATTAAGTACAAAGCTGCTATGAAAGTAGGAGCATTTGAAAATTTAGTAAGAAGTGCAGATTGTGATTTCGATTCTTCGACTTCAACTCTTACACTTACTGAAAAAGTATTAACACCAACTGAATTACAGGTAAACCTACAGATTTGTAAAAAAGAATTACACGCTGATTGGGAAGCTGCTCAAATGGGCTTTTCTGCTTTTGATAATTTACCTCCATTATTCTCTGACTTTGTTATTGCAAGAGTAGCAGCAGAGGTTGCAAGTGCAACTGAAACTTCTATCTGGCAAGGTTTAGCAGGAGAGGGTAACTTCAATGGTTTTAGAAAATTAGCAGTAGATGATTCAACTGTTAGTGATATTACAGGTACTACTGTAACTTCAGCTAACGTAGTTTCTGAAATGGGTAAAGTTATTGATGCTATTCCTAGTGGAGTTTATGGTGCAGATGACTTATACCTTTATGTATCACAAAACATTTTTAAAGCGTATGTAAGAGCTTTAGGTGGTTTTGCTGCAACTAACTCAGGTGTAGATGCACAATCGCATATGTGGTATCAAGGTGGCGCAGTATCATTTGACGGAGTAAAAATGTACCCAACAAGTGGTTTACCAAACAACTGTGCATTAGCAGCAAGAAGCTCTAACTTATTCTTCGGAACAGGTCTATTAAATGACAGAAACGAAGTTAAAGTTATTGATATGTCTGACATTGATGGAAGTCAAAATGTAAGAGTAGTAATGAGATATACAGCAGGGGTACAAATCGGTATCGGTGCTGATTGTGTTCTTTACGACCCAGCAGTATAATAAATAAATTAAATTAACATATAAGAGGGTGGGTGGTATTCTGCCTACCCTTTTTTAATACTTAGAAAATATGGCTTGTATATTAACAAAAGGTAGAGCGTTACCCTGTAAATCAGGAGTAGGTGGTTTAAAAGCTGTTTACTTTGTGGACTTCGGTGGTCTTGGTGCTTTAACTCAATCAGGTGGAGAAGTATCTGGTTTTGGTGGAAGTCCAACACTTATGAAGTTTGACATAAAAGGTAACTCAACGCTAGACACCACTGTTACCTCATCTAGAGAAAACGGAACTACTTTCTACGAATCAAGTTTAGTTTTAAACTTAACATTCCAAGAAAAAAGTACGTCAGAAGAAATAAAGCTGTTAGCAGTAGCAAGACCACAAATCATTGTAGCTGATTATAATGGGAATTTCTTTTTACTAGGAGAAAATAATGGTTGTGAGCTTACTACAGGTACGTTTAGTAGTGGAGCAGCTATGGGAGATATGTCTGGTTATTCTTTAACCTTTACGACATCTGAACAAAATCCTCCATTATTTGTACAGAAATCTGTAATAGATGGTGCAACAGAGGGTACTCAAATCACACCAAATTAAAATTAATTTTGTATATTAGATAAACTTTTAAAGTTTTCATAATTTTTAAATTAGTTTTTGTTTTAAAGGGGAGTTTTTTTAACTCCTCTTTTTTTTATTTAAATATTTTATGTATATTTATGATGAGTAATTTTCTTTATAAGGGGTAGCAGGAGTGTTACCCCTTTTTTCTTACACAAAATTTAAAGTTTGTACGTTATATAAGTATGATACACTTGACGACAACTGCATCTGCACAAACATTAAAAATAATTCCAAGAAGTTATGCTAGTACAGTAAGTATGATTTTGAGAGATGATTCAACAAACACCTCAACAACATACGGAAGTATAAGCACCTCAACAGACAAGAATTATCTAGTTATATCACAGGCATTAAGTCCTGTATTAGTAGAGGGTAGGTTTTATGATATGACAGTAAAAGAGGGAACAAGTGTAATATATAAAGACAAGATATTTTGTACTAATCAAACTATTAATCAAGCTAATAACAGTTATTATACAGTTAATAGTGGGGAATATACAATTCCAACAGGAAATGACGAGTACGACAATGATTACATAATTATATGAAAAATAAATCAGATTTAAGTATTGTTAATTTAAGCACCTATACATCTCCTGTAGTCAAGGAAGTTAGAGGTAAAAACTTTATCGAGTATGGGGAAGATAACAATTACTTTCAATATCTAATAGACCGATATAACGGAAGTCCTACAAACAATGCTATTATAAATGGTGTTAGTGAGATGATTTACGGAAAAGGTTTAGATGCTACAGATTCAAATAAAAAGCCTAACGAGTACGCTCAAATGATGGGTTTATTTAACAAAGATTGTACTAGAAAACTATGTTACGATTTGAAGTTAATGGGACAATGTGCAATACAAGTTATATATTCAAAGGACAGAAGCAGAATCGTACAACTAGAGCACATACCTATTGAAACATTACGAGCTGAAAAATGTAACGATAAAGGAGAAATAGAAGCATATTTTTATTTTAGTGATTGGACAAAGTACAAGCGAGGAAACGAATTAAAAAGAATACCTGCATTCGGTACTTCTAAAGAGGGATTGGAAATACTTTATATAAAACCTTATAGAGCAGGTTTCAAGTATTACAGTCCTGTAGATTATCAAGGTGGTACACAATACGCAGAATTAGAGGAGGAGATTTCTAACTTCCATTTAAACAACATACTAAACGGACTAGCTCCAAGTATGTTAATTAACTTCAATAATGGAACTCCTGACCCAGAGCAAAGAGAAATGATAGAAAGACGTATCTATGATAAATTTTCAGGGAGTAGTAATGCAGGTAAATTTATTTTAGCATTTAACGATAATGCCGAAACTGCTGCAAGTATTGAGCCTGTACAATTAAGTGATGCACACCAACAATACGAATTTTTAAGCAACGAAAGTTCTAAAAAGATTATGGTAGCACACAGGGTAGTAAGTCCTATGTTATTTGGTATTAAAGATGACACAGGTTTAGGTAACAACGCAGACGAATTAAAAACAGCATCTATACTATTTGACAATCTTGTAATTAAAGGCTTTCAGAACCTTTTAATTGAGGGTTTTAACCAAATACTAGCTTATAATGATATATCCTTGCATTTATACTTTAAAACGCTTCAGCCACTCGAATTTACAGACCTAGAGAATGTAGTAGATTCAGAAACAAGAGAAGAAGAAACAGGAGTTAAGTTAAGTAAAGAAGATGATTTTAGAGATTCTATAGCGCAAGACCTTATAGATTTAGGACAAGATGAAGAAGAACTTTTAAAAGACTTCGACCTTGTAGATGAATCAGAAGTTGATTATGAGTTTGATGATGAAATGGATGAGCTTATAGAACAGACAAATAATGAAGTTAAATTAGCAAGAGTAGGTAAAGCAACACCATATAGAGAAAGTGAACAAGATGGTAAAACACCTGCAAGTAAATTGTTAGGCTATACATTTTTAGTAAGATATTATTATAGTCCAAACAGAGTTAAAGATACCTCAAGAGAATTTTGTAAAAAAATGGTAAGAGCTAAAAAAGTCTATCGTAAAGAAGATATTAAAGCTATGGATAGAATAGCAGTAAATGCAGGGTTTGGAAAAGGTGGCTCTGATACTTATTCTATATGGCTTTATAAAGGTGGTGCGAGATGTGAGCATTATTGGAGTAGAAGAACATATTTAAGAAAAGATGGCAATAAGAGTTTAGGTAAAAAGTTATATGATTCTGAAGCAAAAAGACGAGGTTTTATAGCACCTAAAAACGCACAAAAAGTAGCAATCAAGCCAAAGGATATGCCTTATAGTGGATATACAGCAGCATACGCAAAGAAAATAGGAATAAGTAGATAATTATGGCAACAGTTTTATTTATATCAAGAACAGATTTAGTCAAGAATAGTATCATTGATGGTAATGTAGATACTGATAAGTTTATACAATTTATTAAGGTTGCACAAGAAATAGAAATACGAAATTATCTAGGGACGAAGTTATATGATAAAATAGGTGCTGATATTTCAGGAAGTGGTTTAAGTGGTAACTATGAAACATTAGTTCAAACATATATACAACCTATGTTAATCTGGTATGCACAGGCAGAGTATATTCCGTATGCTGCATATCAAATAAAAAACGGAGGAGTTATGAAGCACACTAGCGAAAATGCAGAGAGTGTTTCAAAGAGTGAAGTAGATTTTTTAGTAAATAAAGCGAGAAATACTGCTGAATATTATACACAAAGGTTTTTAGATTACATTGATAACAATAGTAATTTATTTCCAGAGTATAATCAAAACACAGGAGGGGATGTTTACCCAGATAGTGATGGTTTATTTAACGGATGGGTACTGTGATATACAAACCAAAAAATAAAAATATAGTAAAATTAAAGAAATATTTAAATATGAATTGGCAACAAAATAATACTTTAAATTTAGAAATAACATATAAAAAGAGATAGTTATGGCTTTTGGTAAAATTTATGATACTACTTATTGGGGTTCTCCTGTAGAGGGGGGATGGGGTGGTATATACTTCGATTTAACAGAATTAGAAGTTTTATCAGAAGATGGACTATACTTAATAACAGAAGATAATAATAGAATAATTTTAGAATAAAATGGCAAACAAAAAGTTTTCAGAGTTTACGTTAAAAACCGATTCAGCTAATGTAGATTTCGTAGTAGGATATGATGGGTCGGATAATGTAAGAATAGCACCAAGTAATTTAAGTAGTGGTGGTGCTTCGGATTTAAATGGTTTGAGTGATTGTTTAATAGATGGCACATCAAGTTATTTAGTTGAAGTACCAAGTGGATTGTCAGGAAACCCTGTAGATAATACAGTAATTGGAAATGATGCAGGTTCTGCTTTAACTACAGGCTTTGGTAATACTTTTATTGGATTTGAAGCAGGTAAACTAATAACAGATTCTGATAATATGGTTGTTATTGGGAGACAAGCAGCTAACGCTAGTGCTTCAAATGGAGATAGAACAGTAGCAATAGGTTATGATGCTTATGGAAGTTCAATATCAACAGACAACGTAGCTGTAGGATATGCTGCCTCACAATTTAGTGGAGTTAATTTTTGTGTAGCAATAGGTAGTTCAGCAGCTTTATTTAATTCAGGAGCAAATGCAATTTCTATAGGTTATCAAACAAATTATAGTAATTCAACTTCTGGTACTGTATCAGTTGGTTATCAGGCTGGGCGTTCTCAAACATCAGGTGCAAGTAACACTAACGTAGGTTATAAGGCAGGTTATCAAAACACAACAAGTGCAAATAGAACTTATATGGGGTATGAAGCAGGTAATTATAACTCTGGTGCTAACAATACAGGTATAGGTTATCGTGCTTGTAATGGATATTATAGTTTTGGAACAGGACAAGGAACAGGTGCAGATAACACAGGTCTAGGATATGAAGCTATGTCATCTTTAAATGGTGCAAGTGCAATTAAAAATACAGCAGTTGGAGTTCAATGTCTAGGTGGTGTATTAACAGCAGGTAATAATGCTGCTTTAGGTTATCGTTCTGGGTTTAATGTAACTTCAGGTGCTAATAATACATTTATAGGCTCACAAGCAGGAGATGCTGTTACAACAGGTAGTAACAATACAGTTATTGGATATGACGCTTCTGCAAGTGCAGTTGATGCTACAAATGAAATTACTTTAGGTAATTCATCAATTGCGACTTTAAGATGTCAGGTTCAAACAATATCATCTTTATCAGATAAAAGAGATAAAACAAATATTGAAGATTCAGATTATGGGTTAGATTTAGTAAACTCTTTGAAGCCTGTTACGTTTGATTGGAATATGCGAGATGGTGCTAAAGTAGGTCAAAAAGATTTAGGTTTTATTGCACAAGATTTACAAGAGCTAGATGACGAAAACTTACAATTAGTTTACAGCAACAATCCTGAAAAACTTGAAGCAAGTTACGGAAGGTTAATACCTGTGCTTGTTAAGGCGATACAAGATTTATCAGCTAAAGTTACAGCATTAGAAAATAAATAATTAAAAATAAAAAAAATGTATAAAAACGGAATAACATCAGAAAATACGCCTGATTCTCACAAAGCAGTAATTGTAGAGCAGATTGATGCACAGTTAGCACAAGCAGCAGCAAATGAAAATTTAGACGCTATTAAATGGCATTTTAAATGGGTTTTAGCTAATGACTTTTATAAGAATGAGTTAAGTGCAGAACAAATAGCTTCTATGGAATCTTACTTGCCTGAAAATTATGCAGACGAATACAAAGATTTACCAAGTTAATTTCTTAATTTTATATAAACCAAAAAATATATAAAATGAAAATAACAGAAGAACAAATTAAAAGAGTAAATCAAGTTATTAATAATATGCCTATAGGGGTTTTACCACAAGCACAAGAGATTGTAAAAATCTTAAACGAAAGTGTACAGGCGGAAAAAGAAGAACAAGAAGATGAAATATAAATTCAAAACAAGAGAGGATATGATTGCTATGTATAATAGTATATCAACTCCTCATTCTCACGGAATCATATTAGACGGAAACTCTTTAATTATAGAGTGGGATGGTAATGAACCAGAGGGTTGGAGTAAGTACGAAGCTAAAGAAAAAAAATCAAAGAAAGATGGCTAAAATAGGAGAGGACACTAATGTAACTTTAGATTTAAAAACTATTGGTATTATAATTACAGGTGCAGTAGCTATTGCAACAACGTATATTACTTTGTCTGCTAGTGTGTCAAGCAATACTGAAAGCATAGAATCTTTAGAAGGCAATACTGTCAATCCTATAGAGTTTCAATACAAAGACGAGCTTGTGAGA